AATGTAACTCTGAAGCGGTACTGCAACTTCGGCATTAATAAACCTTGGCTGGCTGTACTATTATCCGCTGCCGGTACACTCATTTTGAGCAATGAAGCTGATGTCATTTGTTATCTCCTAATATACTTTATTTATGGTAATTGACCCGGACCAAAATTTGACGATTTTGGTCCAGAGTTCAATTATGCTTTTCCTTGTGCTGCTATACTACCGGTGTTCTGAATACGCATTGGTATGTAGATAAACTCAACGGCTTTTGTAGGCTCAATTGCAATATCAACAAATAACTCGTTAGCATCAATTGTAGCCGGAGTATTATTTGACAAATCGCAAACAACTAGATAGTCGTAAACACCGCGCTGGCTAACTAAAGCGTTCATCAATGAAGATATCTGAGCTGTAATTGCACTGCGAGTAATTGTATCATTTGGTTCAAATAGATACTGGTTACCGATTACTTCCAATTGACCGCGGAGGTATGCAACTAAACGAGCAACGTTGATACGATCTAATGCTGTGGCTGTTCCTTGTAGTGTATGATTACCGAAGTTAGTAATACCTGCGCCTGGAATAAATGTAATTGGGTTGATATCGTTTTGATATAACACATCACGCATGCCTTGAGTTACACTTGTTGGTACAAACTTACCAGTTGCTTCATTGATATATCCAATTGTTATTGCATTATCAACTACACCACGGCGTAGACCGGCTGGTGCAAACCAAGGATAGCTAACAGCATCACTGCGAATAATTGTACGAATCATCATGTGACTTGGTGCTGTTACTACCAAATTACCACTTAAGTCTGTTGTCTGGCAACTAGGGTAGAATGCAGCCGCGTATGCTTGACCAACTGCCAAGTTACCATCACCTGTTACTACTCCTAGGCCGTTGTTATCAGTAGCCCATGTAACCAGTGATTGTGTATCAGACGGTAAACGTAACGGTGTATCAACAACAATAAATCCTGTGTCGCCACGATTGTTGTTTACTGTTACCATGTCTGGTGCAAGCTCTGGGTATGCTGGGCAAGCTAACAAATTAAATTGTACTTGACTTTCCAGGATTTGCTGGTTAGAATCGATACCGGAGCGGAGTGCCTTAACAATGATTGCTCTTTGTGCTTGACGACCCATATTTGGACTTCCGTCTACACGCAGGCCGCTAGCTGATAACCAAGTGCTTGTTTGATCTGGCAATACATCTGGGAATGGATAGTCTGTTGCATTAAAATAGTTGTATTCAAATGTCTTAACATTAAATCCAGAACGACGAGTATTCCATAACAACATACCTTGTGGATATAACAACGGGTTCGGAGCATCAAGGTCCAAATAATCGCTTGTAATCAACCCGCCAGGACCAGAAATTGGCGGGATTGGATCTGTTACTGGATTAGTTGTACCATTTGGAGCCCAACGAGCATCAGCAAACACGATACCATTGATTGTTGTTTGATCAGAATTACTAATTGCTACCCATTGATCTTGCCCGTTAACAGTTTCCCAACGGTTAATCATTGGATATAATTCTAAATCACTAGTATCAATCCATAAATCACCATATTGCAACGGACTTAATGCCGCATTGGTCTGTGTTGTTGGTGCCGTAGCACTAAAGATTGGGCCTGTGGCATTAGTCATACTTAAATCATAGCCACGAACATCATTAGTTACATTTTGATAACCCATCCATTCACCATTATTTTGAATCATAATGTCGGCTGTGGTAGCATCACTATAATACCAATAAGTTCCAGATACTGGATCGATTTCAGGAGGAGTAGCCTGCGGAATATAGTTAAATGCCGGAGCAGATACCCAATTAGAAAGAATTAAACCAGGTCCTGTCATATTTTGGTATCTAACACCAGCAACATCGGTATTAAATCCAGCGTCAGTAACCGGGATTCCTACTTGATCAGTTAAGAAGATATCACCTCCGGTAGCATGTGTAAACACAATAGCACCGGCACTGTTAATAGTAGCACTAACATTTGGAACATCTGCTGCACTAACGGCATTTATAAAATCTGCTGCAGTAGTACCACCTAAGCTAACTGTGGCCCCAATGGTAGAACTAGTTTCAGGTTCCGTGGCATATACCGAGAATGAGTTTGCAATTCCGCCTGTAATTATTCCACTAGATACATAAGCAGCTGTAGTGGTACTAGCAAATGATACACTACCACTAGTAGATGCTGTTACTGTATATGTTCCATTATAACCGGTTGGATCTATGCCAGTTACAACAATTGTTGCACCAACAGGATAGCGCCAAGTGTTGGCTGAAAAAGTTAAAGTAGCTGTTGATCCAGTACCGCTTGCTCCAGTTACAGAAACAGAAACAGAAGGGAAAGTTGGATTAGTGATTGATCCAGTAATTACCGTCGGACCAGTTGCATATCTTTCAAGCAGCAAGAATCCAGAAACACTGGGTGCTGCCAGTTGATCAGACGTTGAATGGTACGGATCTATTTGTGCATAGGTGCTACCGGCCGGAATACTTTGTCCACCGTTTACTGGATCTAATCCATAGATAGCGGACGAATCATTTACATAAACTGGGCACGGTTGTGTTACAAATGTACCCAGTGTACTATTATATTGTTTAACTATCAAAGTACAACCTAAGTTAACGCTATTAGTCTGTTGGAATACTGATCCAGTAGGTGCTGGATTAGGATCTGTAGAGCGCCATCTTGGAGCTTGATAGTTGGCACCGTGATCATACTCAGGCGCTTGATAGTCACCCGGGGTAATACCCAATGTAGTCAATGGAGTTCCTACACCATCCTCAATATAGATAGTTCCAGGATCTCCAATTGTTCCGCCGCTAACATACGCACCTGTGTATGTGCTATTAAACGATACACTTGAATTGCTGCAGGCAGTAACAATCTGATATCCGTTGTATCCTGCGCCAGTACTGGTAAGTCCGGTTACAAGGATCGAGTCATTAAGGTCGTACGGTGCTGTTTCTTGTGTGGCAAATGTTAAAGTTGCAACGGTTGCATTACCTGTGGCACCGGTTACTGATAAAGTACCGCCTAGGGCAGTTGAATCAGCATATAGATTTAAAGATCCACCAATATTGGCTGCATAAACACCAAAGTTATTCATGTTATCATTAATATCTGACACCAGTTGTTGAACTGTGTTTGTGGAACCAATTGTTGTTGTTACACCATTAATTACAATTGTATTGCCGACGGGTAAACTAGAAGGTGCAGTAGTACCCTGGATGGTAGCCCACGAAGTTTTCCACTCGTTGCTACCAACTAATACCCAGGTATTATAAAGTTCATCAGCACTCATACCGTCTTGTAACCAATGTGGTGCTTGAGCTGTAGTTGGGCCACCGCGCTTGTAGTAAAGTGGGTTTGTAAGATTAGATTCACCAGCTGACAAAGGATTTGCTGAGACTACAGCATAATTACCAATACTTCCGTAACTTTGCAGTGGTACTGTTGATTCTGTTTCTAAGTAAGTATAATCTGTAATAACCGACGGTACTTGATTAGTAAAGGCCGCAGTTGTTTGATTCCATTGGTTAATACCCCAGTTGGAATTTGTAGTGTCTAACCAATAGGTACCGTTAGCAGGTGCACCAACAGGACGATTTAGTGTAGCAGTTAAAGCTGCCAAGTCAATATCTACTCGTTGAATATATGCTTGATTTGTAACACCCAATGCTGAATAAGCAGCCAATAAGCCGTATTCATTAAGTTCGTATCCATTGATAGGAGTACCAGCTGTCGTGTTGTAAAAGAACGGAACACCGTATGTTGACAACAACTCGCGTTGACTTGACATCAAATATAGTTGATTAGCATTAACAGCCAGTGTACCTGGAGCAATTCCAGTACCTGCACCAGAAATTTTATTCTGTGCTGTAGCTATTAAAAAATATGGTATTGAGCCGGAAGCGGCTGGTGTGTAATTACTTTGGTCGATTACACTAACTTGTACACCTGGGGATAGTAAGGCCATATCAAATTCCTTTTTATTAATATAGATATTTATCGGTTGCGGCAAAAAGAGTGCCGTATCACGTCCCTACTTCGTAGGTTTACTGTCAAGAATATGGTAAATATTGTTATGAGACCTATGTGTTTAGCCTGTAATCAACGATTTAGAGCTGTAGCCTATCACAAAGATGATAGAATTCAATATCGTAGGCTATGTGAGTATTGTATTAAGCGCAGAAAAAAACTCAAAACTCCTGATCCTAAATGGCAACTAAATGGATATAAGAAAAAACCCACATGTGATCGATGTGGGTTTAGAGCAAAGTATGCTGCCCAGTTACTAGTATATCATGTAGACGGTAACATGAATAATAGTGCTGTGCGTAATTTAAAAACTGTTTGTCAAAATTGTGTAGTGGAGGTTACCAAATCTACTCTACCGTGGAAGGCCGGAGATTTAGCACCAGATCTTTGATTTGTCGGTACAAGTTGTCTAATCCTTCTTGATTATTGTCTAATACAGTGTCAAACTCTGTACCAACCCACGCCCATTCGCTAGGGTGTATATTGTATTCTGCAAGACGATCTTTGCTTAGGCGCCATTCAACATTCTTCTTGTGTCCACGATTTACGTTAACAGCTAGATCATACCATGCAGGTTCAGGGCCGCGGACCACACGAATTACAACACCGCCAGCATTACGAACTGCCTGTATTTCGTTAGGAAAGCGTACATCTGTAATAACAATGTCGTTGTGTGCTTTAGATAGCTTGTGCTCAAGGCTGGCAATCCATGTGTCGTCGTGAAATGCTCGACGGGCAACTTCTGTACCCCAGAGTTGTAATACTAATCTAGGAGTAAGATTGGGCATATTCAGGCGGTTAGCCCACCATGGATCCACTTGCTCGCGCCAGGCTCTTGATTCTCGAGTACGTCCTTCTAATAGCTCGCGGTCCCACAAAAATATTTTAGAAATAGCATCTTTTAACGGGCCAGCAAACGACTCGCGTTTAAATCCATATATATTCTGCAAATAGTCTGCTATTGTATCTTTACCACTGCCCTGGAATCCACAGCAACCAATAATCATTTTTTATCCTTTAGTTTACAGTTATCAAAATGATGTCTCTTTGCATTGCTAGCACCTTTGCCTGTCCTATTACAATGCGGGCAAGTCCATATATATTGCGTCGGGTGGGTCCCATTTTTTAGCATTATTTGGAAAGATCCGGTTCCATTTTCATAATTCGCTAGTTGAGCTTTTCTTATTTTATCTACTACAACTGGATTCTGTGATGGGTGCCGGCCTTCTTGTAATAACTTGTAGTTTAATTCTGTGCTATGTTTACTTCCTTGAGTTCCGGAAAAGTGATGAGTTCCATTTTTAATTCGATCTGCCTGCACTTTCTTGCTTAGTTTACTACCTTGGTCGCCCGAAAATGGGTTAGTTCCATCTTTAGATCGTTGTAGGTTTCTAGCAGATACTATTGCTCCAGCCTCTGGTCCTTGCCAGTTATGGGTTCCGTTTTTTACTTTTTCTAATTCGCGGTATCTTGCGTATTCGCTAGATAACCAAGGCATAGAACCTTCGTTTATACGTTTTTTCACCAATGCGCTGCATTCGTTAGAAATCTCATCAATTGATTTATTCATTCTTCTGACAATGGCTTGGCAAGCTCCCCAATCGCCTTGTGCATAATGAATATCATAATGTTCTTGAATAGATACCATTTTTAAATTTGATATTTCATTATTATTGTGATTGCCATCAATATGATGTATCTCATAACTCCGGCCGGTTTCGTCCTTGAGAATAGGACCGTATGTATTTTTGTAAACTTTCCTGTGCATAATTTTCCTTGTTGGCATTGCTATCTGCTTGAGTATTTATGCCAATAATCATCTCAGTTCCTTTACATTTAAATGCTGTAGTGTAGCCTGTAACATGTCAATTTGTCTACGGCAGTCTTCTAAAGCATGGTGACTGGTAGGAGGCTTAGGTAGCTCGGGCCAGAGGCTAAACACAGTGCGACTATCACGAACAGCATAGAATTGCCAAGGAAGAGGTTTGTTATAGCTCTTATAGGCATCTTCCAGAATATTCATGTCGTATGTCGGTCCTTGTGCCCATACTCTTTTAGCATGCCAAATTAATTTTCCTAGACTATCTAACGCTTGGTCTAGGTCAATTCGGCCGCCTTCCATAAACGCTTCATCGCGGGCGGCTGCTGGTTGGGTAGCCCACCAATCGATAGTATCTTGTTGTATGCTACGGTTGGGTTGGCTTTCTAAGGTAATGCGGGCATAGTATTGTTGATCGTAATAGCCAGAGCCAAACGGATCAAAAGCCTGTGCGGCTATAGTGAGAATAGTAGTATCAGGGCCTGTTCCTAGGCCCTCCAGGTCGATCATCAAATCCATGCTTTAAGTATAGCATAAATTTAATTAAATTACAAGTGGAATATCAGCCGATTACCCAGGTCAAGGGCTGCGAATTATCAACATAGTTTTTGAGGTCTTCAATGCCTTGTTGCATAATAGCCAGGCCTTCGGCCTTCATTGCTGTACCGTTTAGGGTGCCGCCTCCCTGTGGACCGGCGATCTGCCCAAATTTTTCACGAGCTTCACCGATTATAAGTTTGCAGTTGCCCACCATATAATTACGGATCCATTGTGTAATCTGCGGATCGCTTAGTAGGTTGAATTCTGGTTTGTAGTTGTATGTCCAAAGCAATACACTTTCGCCTGTGCCTTTGGGATCACGCATTAACTGTAGTTTTTTGGTGGTTGGGTTAAATGTATAAACCATGTAGGCACCAAACATACGACCAGCAAGCTCTACATATTGGCTATAGAAATCATAAGTGGCAAGTCCACCTGCCACATTAAAATTCATTAGGTAAACATTCAAACTTGCTTGGCTAAACGGGTCAAAATTTGACGCAAACGGTCCGGTTGAGTCGCCAAATGTTCTACGGAAGATTTGTCTAACCGACTGTACTTCCTGGGGCAGGGTATAGATGTTGACATTGGTAACCAGTTCCATAAAAGTGTAACTTTCTTCGTAGGCGTTTTCTGCCCGTTGACGATAGGTACCAATTGTATTTCTATAAGCGGCTTCAAAGTGCTCGGCATCTAGCTCAAGATCGATGATCTGGGCGCCAAGTTGAAGGCTTACATATTGAAATAAATCTTGTTTTAATGTTTCTAAGCTGTTTTCGGATTCGATACCCATTAGGAACTCCAGTTCCTATTATTTAGCAGTTTACCAAGCTCGCAGGATGATCAAATTAGGGTTACCGCGGCCATTAAACTTAACTTCCGTGGCTTTGATATTAGAGAACTCTCGACGAGCCTGGGGCTTTCCAGCGGTCATAATCACCTTTAACTGCTCCTGCGGTTTACGCAGTGTTTTTTGCATGGTTGTTAGGGCATCAAATCCCACAATGGCACTGCCCTTAACTGTAAATGTTCCCACATGACTATCTGCCATGACATGAATTAGTCGGCGTTTAGCAGTATCATACAGCCACGCTTCGGACGCATTTACTAACTTAGTAACTGGTTCTGATTTAAGGCCGAGTTCATCAAACTCTCTTAAGAACTTAAATTTGCGTGTGGTTTTTTCCGGGCTAACTACTTTCTTAGCACGGGGTTTGCGTTCTACTTTTTTCAGCTGTACATAACTGTTGCAGTCATTGATCACCGTTTCACAGAATTTTACACAATTTTTAAGTTGTAGTCGTGTAAGGTGGCTATAGCCTTCGACTAAATCACCATCTGTTCCTTCTAACACTTCGTTAAATTCTGCAAGGCGTAATTCCCAAACTGCTGACACAGTACCGACCATATTGGGACTAATGTTCATACCACGCATTAGGGCAATGGGCTTAAAGTCTGCTGACATTTTGGCGCCTGCAACAATAAAGTCGTCAAACATACCTTCAAGCTCGCCGCAACACTCACTGATTTTTTCACGTAGGTGGTCTTGAATTGTAAGTTTTTGTTGTGCCATTTCGCCGTCAGTTGCTTCTATCTTTTTAGCTTCTTGTTTTGATTTAAGCATCGCGCTGATTTGATCATCAATAATGCACTGTTCATGGTCTGTAAGTAGTAAGCCGATTAATGTCATACGGCATACCCAAGCTGGCGTTACACGAATTTGGCTATCCGGAATCCCACGCATAAGTTTGGCGTCTTTAGGACGATGGTTATGTTCTAAATAATGGCACAGCATATCCTTGGCATCTTTTTTACCATAGTGATAGTTATACCACTGAAAGGCGTTAGCGAGTGAGCTAATGCGATTTTCTTCTGTGGGTTGGAATTTCCACTCGGGTTCGAAGCCCAAATATTTGGTTTCAGCACCCTTAGGATTTAGTCTTTTGATTTCGTTTGATTTGGCCATAGTCTTATTGTATAGGAAAGTTTGTGTAAGGTCAACCGAGCAGGCTGG